AACGCTCAGGCTGAGCTACAAGCTGTTAATGAAATTCTGGCGTCTATTGGTCAGGCGCCTGTTACCACCATCGAGGCACAGACCATCACGTATGAAGATGGTACCACTGTCGAAACTGTAATCAACCCGGAAGTTGCAATTACTTACGAGACTTTAATGCAAGTCTCTCGGGAGGTACAGGCAGAGGGGTGGACATTTAACCGAGAGGTTGAGTACCCACTTACTCCTGATACTAATGGCTATCTATCACTTACTGGTAGTATGCTACAAATGGATCTTAGTGATACTGTTGCTAATAGTAACTACGATACTGTTATTAGAAATAGTAGGCTTTACGATAAGATCGGCCATACTGATGTATGGGATACAACCCAGACTTACTATGTAGATGTAGTCTGGTATTATGACTTTATTGATCTCCCTCAAGTCTTTAGGGATTACATCACCTCACGAGCTGCTACACGTTGTGCTATTCGTCTTGTTGGTGATGTTAACCTTACCCAAGCCCTTGCTTCTTTTGAAACATGGCGTAGGTCTAACTGCCTTGAGTATGAGTGCAATGAAGGTGACTACACTATGTTTGGTTTCAAACAAGGTGATGGGTTCTACAATAGCTATAAACCATTCAAGGCTCTTGCACGATGACAGCAATCTCTCAACGTATACCTAACTTCATTGGTGGTGTTTCCCAACAGGCTGATGAGAAGATGCTGTTGGGTCAAGTTAAAGATGCTCTCAACTGCTACCCTGATATCACGCTTGGTATGCTTAAGCGTCCTGGTGGTAAGTTTCTAGGTAAGTTATCTGGACTAACTGCTAACACAGCTGATACTGCTGCATGGTTTAGTATTCTACAGAGTGCTACTGATAAGTACATTGCTAGTGTATCTAGTGCTGGTGTCCTTAGTGTCTGGAATCTACTAACTGGTCAGACAGCTACTATTAACTACCCTACTGGTAAGCAAGCTTCTATTGTTTCGTACTTAACTGCTACTGACTACAGGAGCATTAAGACACTTACCATTAATGACTACACTTATATTCTCAATACTGAGAAGACAGTAACTGCTAAGACAGCACCAACGTGGAATGCTAAGCGTCAAGCTACACTTGTTGTTACTGCTGTTGATCATAACAACACCTATTCAGTATCTATTAACGGTAACACGTTCACCTATACATCACCTAACTCTGGTTCTGGTAACTTAATTATCAGTACAGTGATGACTGGTATTTCTAATGCTATCACTAGTGGCTTTGCTACTAAGACTATCATTGACAATACCATCTACCTTACCTTTAATGTTGATACTAATGTGTCTGCTTTTGGTGGTCCTGATGGTAAGTACATTAGAGCCTTCCAGGATTCTGTTGATACCTTTGCTAGACTTCCTGAACAAGCCTACCATGATCAGGTTGTTAAGGTAGCTAACGCATCGGCTGCTCTAGATGACTTCTATCTTAGGTTTGTAGCAGATAACACGACCTATAACTCGAATGGTTCAGTTAATGTCTACGGTACTGGTAAGGGTTACTGGGAAGAGACTGTAGCCCCTAATGTAAGTAGAGGCTTCAATGAGAACACTATGCCTGTTGCTCTTATTCGTACTAGCACTAGTCCTTTGACATTTAAGGCTACATTCCTTGATGCCTCTACTCAGATTGATGGTTCAGCAACAACTACAGTTAATGATGATACATTGGTTTGGGAATCACGTAGAGTAGGGGATGAGGACTCCAATAGTCATCCGTCATTTATAGGTAACACTATTAGTGATATCTTCCTATTTAACAATAGGCTTGGATTCCTAACTGAAGATAATGTCTCCATGTCTCAAGCTGGTGACTACTATAACTTCTATCATAAATCAGCTACTACATTAACTGCTGCTGATCCTATTGATCTTAGCTGTGCTAGCATTAGACCAGCTGTTGTTCGTTCTGTCGTACCAGTTACACAGGGTCTGCTGTTGCTTAGTGATAGTCAACAGTTCCTTATGGAAGCTGAGAATGGAGCTTGGACTCCTTCTAACTGTACTATCAGTACTATTGCTAACTATGAATATGATCGCTATTTGAAGCCTATTGATCTAGGGTCTACTATCCTTTATGTTAGTAGGAACCAAAGTTGGGCTAGGACATTTGAGATCTTTATTCGTGGTCAAAGGGAAACACCTACTGTAACTGAAACAACTAAGGTTGTACCTGAGTGGATTCCTAGCACCATCACAGACACCGTAGGAAGCGCCCAGAATGGCCTGTGGGTAGGCTCTGGTAGAACTTCAAGGTATTTGTACCTGCACCGCTTCTATGAGCAGGGAGACGAGCGTCCTATGGCTGCATGGGTGAAGTGGTTACTCCCATCTAATGTAATCCATACAGCTATTGAAAGTGATGTCCTCTATGTACTTACTAGTGGTACTGAAGGATATACTGTCACCCAACATAAACTAGTACTGGCACCTAGTACTGGTGGTCTTATCAATAGCCTTGGTAATACTGTAGATCCTCACCTTGATTCATGGTGTGAGGTAACTGATGTTACTATGGTATCACCAACACCACCTACTGCTCCTAGCTACAGTAATACTACATCACTAACTAAAGTCTATCTACCAACGTATTTCAATACAACTAAGACTATTAGGTTTGTGGTAGGTCTACTTAAAGCTGGTAGTCCTGGTACTGAATCTGGTTATACTAATGTAGCTGTCTTAGCATCTGATGGTGGTGGTACGTATTTTACTATTCCTGGTGATGTAACTGGTAACTACATCTATGTTGGCTATGAGTACAACATGGAAGTAACACTACCTAGGTACTACTATAACATGGGTCAATCAGGTGTTGACTTTACTGCTGTTACTACTACATCTCGTATGGCATTCTATACAGGATTAGGTGGTGATATCTATTTTAGCATTAGGGATCGTAGTAGACCTGAATGGTCTAGTATTGGTGGAGCACAGATCGCTGACTTCTATTCAGCTGGTACTTCTCCGTTCCGTGATACTTATGTCTATAAAGTTCCCATTTATCAACGGCCAGACAACTATACAATGAAAGTAACTTCAAATACTCCGTTCCCTGTTAGTCTGGTGTCTATGCAGTGGGAAGGACAATACTCACCTGGCTTCTATAGGAGGTCTTAATTATGCCAGCATGGATTGCAGGTGCTAGTGCTATCTTTGGCATTGCTAGCTCTGCGATGGGAACTTCTTCCCAGAACAAAGCAATAGAGAATCAGTATAAGTACGATCTACAAGCTTGGAAATATAGCAAGGAGCGCCTTAGGTCTGATCGTCGACACAATGTTAATCAATGGCGTTATAACGTACAGAATGAGGAAACTCTAGGTGCGTTTAAGGATGCTACTAATCTACAGGATTGGCAGTATCAAGTAAAGATTCAACAGGCTGAGTATGCTCAACAGCTAAAGCAATACGCTAAGTCTGAACAAATCTATGGTCAACAACTCACCTTTAACAAGATGGCTCAATCGGCTGCTGTTGAAGCTGAGTATCGTAAACTGGAAGAGGCTACTAATGAACTAGCTTTCCAGAATCAAGACATTATCATTAAAGCACTACAAGCAGAAGGTTCTACTGCAGTCAAAGGACAAGTTGGTAGGAGTGCAGATAAAGCTGAACAAGCTGAGTTTGCTTCCTTTGGTAGGAACCAAGCTATCCTTGCACAATCTTTAATTAGTGCCCAAGCTGATGCTCAAGGTGCTCTACGTAAGATTGCTAATGATAAGTTCGGTGCTGACCTTGCAGCAGAAGCTAATCGTATGCTTGCTCCTGAGCGTAGCATTGAACCACCTAAGCCTCTTACTACTCCAAGGGCTCAGTATCTTAAGCCACGTAAACTTAAGAAAGCTGACTTTGGACCCGCTCCTATTAAAGGTGCTAAGGCAGATATGGCAGCAGGTATTCTTGGTGCTGTTGGTAGTGGACTTGCTAGTGTTGCTGGAGCACTACCAACAGGACCGTAATAAAATCCTTAATTAAAGTTAAATGGATCAAGTAAGTTACAGAGGGTACGCCCGTAGTATAGGTTTCGATCCTATTAAAGCCCCGACAGAAGGTCTCTCTCGTATGCAAGAGAGGGACAACCGTGTTATACGTAACATGGAAGAAAATCGTAGGGCTACAAAGGAAGTAAGGGATGACTATGCCCGTGGTCTTGAGAGGAAACTTAGTATTGAATCTCAAGACAGGGATAGGAATTATCTCTATGAAAAATCACTTGATGAGAATAGACAGAAGTTTGTTGAGAAGAATGCTGAGAAACTAGTTCAAAACGAACTTCAACGTAGTAAGAACATAATGACTACGTTTGAGAGCTTAGCTAAGTTTAGCTCTACACTGGGTGAAGTAGTCACTGAGTATAAGAAGAATCAAACTGAGCAACAACAAGCTGAAGGTCGTTATAAGGTAGCTACTGGTGAGATCTCATCTCAACAAATTAAAGATGCCCAGAACTTAATTACTTTGGGTAAGTCAGCTGGTAAATCTAATGATATTATCACAGCTGAACTACAAAAGACTGGGGCATCTCCTTATCTAATCTCCAGCTTGATGTCTAGTAATCCAGCACGTAAGGCTGGTATTATTCAACAACATGGTATCCAGGTTCTGTCTCAGTATGGATCCTGGTCTCTTAATGCTCTTAATGAACGAGGACTTACAACTGCAGAGCAACGTGCTGCTGCAGCCCCTCAGTTGCTCAATGAGTTCGTTTAGATGAATGGCTTGGAGGGTATCAATCCTATGCTCCTTATGGAGCCCCTACAGCGTGCTAACATGGCCTATACTGGTCACGTAGAAGCTGCTAGGAAATCTGATATCCGTAATAAGTCTGATGATATCCGTAGTCAAGAGATCCGTGCTCTCACTACTACTAAGACAGGTGAGCAGTATATGTCTGCTCTTAGTGCCCTTGCTCTTACTTATGGTGAGGATGCAACGACTCCTCTTGGTCTTAAAGGTGCAAGAGATGAGCTGTATCGTGTCCTAAAGGATACATCACTCTTTAGTGATCAAGACGTAGAGAACATCCTGTCTACTGCTCAGACTGATCAGGGTAGCATGAAGGATCGCTTCCCTGCTGAGTATGATGAGCTACAAGAACAACGTCGTTCTGAAGCTAATCAGGAAGCTGCTCAGGTTGAAGCTACACAAGCTAGAGAGAATAAGGCAAAGCAAGATCAACTGCTTGAGTATGCACGTACCAATAACCTTAATGAGGACGAGCTAACTACTCTAATCAAACAAGCAAAGGTTGAAGGTATCCCAACTGATTTACTTCAGGCTCAACTTGCTTTTACTACTGAACAGCAAAATGCTGACTTCTGGACTAAGCAGTTCCGTGAAGCAGAGAAGAATGGTACACTTACAGCAGATGATGTATACCAAGCTGGTGTTCCTGGTACTGTAAGGCAGCAGTTCCTACAATCAGCACAGGATCTAGATCGTCGTAGGACTAGTGCTGGTATTGATCCAGCGTTGGTTAAAGCTGAGTTCACTGATGAACTTAAGCGGAACTTGATTGGTGATAGTACTGATCGTTCTGCTCACTTCAGTCTACGTAGTGCATCTGCTTATGCGTATAACTTGTATACGCAAAAGTTTAAAAACTACTCTGAGACAATGGAGCCTAGTGCTGCAGCTGCTCAGGCACGTAATGATGTACTGACTGCAATCACTAAAAAGAGTGGTAGGTTTGCTGTTATTACCTCTGCTCAAGGTAAGACATCACAGGCTTTCTATGGAGCATTCACACCTGGTAAGCACGCTAATGCACCTTCTAAGATTGACATCATCAACACCAAAGATGTTGTAAAGCGCTTTAATGCTAACCGTAATATCATCAATGAAGAGGTTATTGTTAGTCCTGCTTTGTTGAAGGATATTGATAATAGGATTGCTAACGGTAAGCCGTTCTCAATGCCTGAAGTATTAAACATTCTACAAAGAGCACAACCTGGTACTACTGCTGCTGATCTCCTTAATTCTCAACTTAAGGCAGCAGGTCTTAAGCAACGAGTACAGCCTGGGTTTAGGGATACACTAAGTAGGAACATTATGAATGATCCTGTGTTGCAACGTATCTTTGCTCAACCTACTACTCAGGATCGCCTTAACACTGTTATTATTGGTAGTGGTAATGCCCCTGCTACTGTACGTACAGGTAATAATGGTTATGCTGATGTACAAGCACTTGGCACTGCCTCTGGGTTTAGGTTCCCTCAGGTAATGGCTGCTATGTGGGCATTGGAGTCTGGATGGGGTAAGTACACCAGTGGTAAGAATAATGTCTTTAACATTAAGGCACGCCCTGGTCAAGGCACACAAAAGAATGGTTCCTATTGGAGGGACTATCCTTCACCTCTTGAGTCTGCTAAGGACTTCATGAATCTCATGACTGATCCTAGGTATGCTCCTGGTCTTGCTAAAGCTAAGACACCACGTCAAGCTATTGAAGCTATTGCAGCTGGTGGCTATGCTGGTGGTGAAGCTGCCTATCCTAGTAAGATCATTCGTGTGATGCAGCAGATGGGTGTTAATGTTGATCAACCTTATAGCCCTGCACCTCCTGCCCGTAACCAAGCATTCATGCGCCCTACTCTTGCTTATATTACTAGTGACCTTGGTTCACCTGGCCAACCACACCTAGATGTTAAACAACAAGATAACCCTAATACTCCACAGAATGAGTTTAGAGCTAGGTTCAAAGAGAATGAGCTTGATCAATTTGTTGTTGTTCAGGATCCTGAGTTTGGTATGATTCCTGTTGGTGATCTACGTAAACGTCTCCCAGGACGTGGAGATAGCTTTGATCAACATATGGCTAGGGGTTCTCACGGTATTGACTACCCAACTGCTTATAACAGCAAAGTATTTGTACGTAATGGAGCACGCATTGTATCTAAACAACAAACAAGGTGGGGCTCTATGGTTATTATTCAACTGCCGGATGGACGGCGTTTCAGTTTCTTGCACGGTAAATCAGTATGACACAAACCCCCTATGTAGATGAAGAAGAACTGAAGCGCATTATGGCTGAGGAGGAGGCTCAGTATAACGCTCTACAGTCAGAGGCTCCATCTTATAATCCTAAGACTAATGCTCCTGATACAATGTATAAGGAGGCTACACCAGCAGAGAACACAGCTGCTGGTAATGTACAACCTGTTAAGTCCCCTCAACAGCAAGCTACTCAACAACTAATGGGTGGCGGTCAACAACCACAGAAACCACTTAACCAAGGCTCTGGTTTCATCTATGGTAGTGGTGATCCTAATGCTACTCTTGGAGAAGATATTGGTACCTATGCCCAACGTACCCTTGAGGGTCTTGGATCCGTTGGTATGAGCATCATTGACTTTGGTATGGATGGCATTGGTCGTATTCCTGGTGCTGAGTGGATTGATGACGCCTGGGATGCTAATACTAAGTTCAAGAACCCTGGCTTTCAAAAGGTAAGGGAAGTATCTTCTATCCTTGTTCCTGCTATCGGTGTTGGTGCTGCATCACGTGTTGCTACTGCTGGTATGGCTGGTGGTCCTATTGCTCGTGGTCTATCTGCACTTGGTATCAACGTTGCTGGTGATGTTGCTATTAATGCTATTAGCGATCAATCAGAAGGTGAGACGGTATCGACGATTGTGAAAGAGGCAGCACCTTGGTTGCCTGTTCCTGATGCACTAGTTGTTAAGGATACTGACTCTCCTGAACAACGTCGTCAACGTAACATCTACGAATCAGCTGGTATCAGTATTGTTGGTGACATCATCGGTTACTCTGCTGCTGCAGGTCGTGGAGTAATGGATTGGTTTAAACCTAACGACAAGGCTGCTCAGGAGTTCATGTCTTCTGAAGTTCTTGTTAACGCTGACTCTGCTACTGCTACTCGGTTGTCTGAGATTGACACTCGGCGTATGGAGTTGCAACAACAACTAGATCAAGTTGCTTCTACACCTGCTCTGGATCAAGAAACACTTAGGGCACAGTTGGATATTATTGGTGAACTTGACTCTCAAATCAAAGCACTTGACAGTGAAGCTGGTAAGCTCGGTAAACAGTACGCTGATACCGGAGCCTCAGAACTCACTGAGAGCCCTCTAGAATCGTTTGTAGAGCGGCAACAGGTCAGCCGTGATAGTCAGATCGATCAAGTAGGCAAGGGGCGCCTTATGGACGATCCTGAAGGGGCTGGTGGTGTTGATCCTACCATTACTCCTACTATGTTCCCTGAGGGTTCTACTGCTGCTCTTAGCACCCCTCCTGGTAACATTGCCCGTAACATGGCTGATACTACTGCTATCAAGTTTGGTAACAGTGGTGGTACTCCTGCTCCTATTCTATCTGAACGTGCTTACCATGACCTCAGTAAAGGTAATACTGTGTCTCGTGGTATCATTGAGGATCTAGCTGAAGGTACTCGTGCTACTGGTAACTTCGATGCAACAGTAGAGGGCTTTAGGTACACTAAGGCTCAGATGAGTGATGCTGCATGGAAGATCTATAATGATATCATTGGCACTGATAAGGTATCTGATCTCAAGAAGCTCTTCCTTGATAACCGTGATGTCAAGAACCTACTTGATGGTCGTACCATTAAGTATGTCAATGATGTTCAAGCAGAAGCCATTGGCTATGCTATGCGTGAATTGACTGATAAGTATCTTGGTCAAGTTGTTAATGAAACATCAGCTCGTGCTATGGATACCGTAGGACGTGAAGTAGCTGACATTGCTGAGGGTTATAAGGCATTCCCTGAGACTGCTGATCTTAGTCGTGTCACTGAGATGATTGGTGATCGTCTTGCCTTCCTTATGGAAGAGTATGCCCTTAATAAGTACATCGCTGGTTGGTCACTTAAGAACCAAGATCGTTGGCAGAAGTTCCTTAAGGAATCACCGGATAAGGAAGCTGCTATTAAACAGATCACAGAACAGTTTGACCTTAAGGTACAAGAGAAGAATACTCAGGCACAAGGCTATCGGGATATGATCCGTAAGATTGCTATTGAACGTCCTGATGCTGCTCAACCTCTTATCGATGCATTTGCATTGTCTAAGGGTGATGTAGATACTCTTGATAAGCTGATGAAGTGGGCAGCTAAACAGGTAAGCCCTATGGGCCTTATTTATAGTCCTGATGGTAACCTCAATGCCTTTGCACAAGGTGCGTGGTCAGTCCGTTACAACAACATGTTGTCTGGTATCTCTGCACTTAAGTCTATTACTGGTACCACTGTTTTGCTCAACCTCCGTACTAGCAATGCCTTCCTTGGTACTGGCATTGGTATGTTGATGGGTAAGAATACACCTGAGGATCTCCGTAAAGCTACCTATGTCTATAGTTCCTGGTGGACTGTAAACAAGCGTGCTATGGGTGATGCTTGGGATACCTTTAAGCGTACCTGGAACAATGGTAAGTGGGGTAATGATGCTACGATGGACTTCCGAGATCTTGCTCGTGAAGACCTTGTAACTGACTATAACCCTAACCTGTGGGATACCCTTGCTGATATGGAAGCGGTATGGGAGAAGGATGGTGACTGGGGTCGTCTCTTCCAATATAGGTCTGCTAGGTTCTTGTATGATCTTGGTAACTGGCGTTGGACTAAGTATGGTACCAATGCTATGATTGCTACGGATGCTTATACACAGACAACTGTGGCTTCCCAGCTGGCTCGTTTTAGAGCTTGGGATGAGGTGTTTAGTATTGGTTATAAAGGAGCTGAGCTAGCTCAGCAACTAGCTAAGGCTGAAAAGATGGCTTATGATGAGTCCTTTGATGCTATGGGTAACCTGACTGATGCTGCTGTTAAGAACGCTAGTGGTGAGATTGCACTTAACCTTGATGATGAGGCTGCAGCATGGTTGACTCGTGGTGTTAATAGGCTTCCTATCCTCAAGCCATTCTTTGCATTCCCTAAGACTGGTGTCAACGGTGTTAAGGTAGCTATGTCCTACACACCTATTGCTACTATACCTGGTATGAACAGGTATAGTAAAGTACTTGGTGCTGGTGATGACATCGATAAGATCAAAGATGCCCTTATGGAGCATGGTATTGCTTATGATGGTGTGCCTAACGGTATGGCAATCTTTAAGGGACTTGAGGCTGAGTATCGTGGTCGTCTTGCCTTTGGTGGGTTACTTGCTACATCTATGATGGGATATGCCTTGGGTGGTAACATCCGTGGCAATGGTCCTGTTAATGCTGGTGAGCGTAAGAAGCTCCGTGATAACTTTGGTTGGCAACCTAAAACTATCAATATCGCTGGTAAGTGGGTCAGCTATGCTGGCTATGAACCACTTGATACTATCCTTACTCTTGTTGGCGACCTTGCTTATTACTCCCGTGATATCGGCTCTACTCTGACTGAGAACTTTGTTGATAAATTGATGTGGACTCTTTCCGCTACGTTTGTTAATAAGTCTTGGGTGGCTGGTCTTGAGCCTGTTGTTGCTGTTGCTAATGGTGATGAAACAGCTATCACCCGCTTCCTTGCTAATGAGGTACGTTCTTACATCCCTCAAGCAGGTGCTCTTGGTGTTGTCTCTAACGCTATCACAAGCTCCCAGAAGGATATCTACAATGATCTCATTGGCTATGTAACCAATAAGGTTCCTGGCTTCTCTAGTCAACTACCAGAGCAGATTGATATCTATACTGGTAAGGCACTTAATGACATTGATAATCCTGTACTGCGTGCTCTTAATGCTATTAACCCAGTTAAGATCAGTGAAGGTACAGAACCTTGGAGACAGTGGCTTATTGATAGCGGCTGGGATGGCATCCAAATGATTCGTAAGGACTCTACTGGTAACCATGAGTACACCCCACAGGAACGTGAAACTCTGTATAAGTACATCGGTGAACAACAGATCTGGAAAGAGTTTGACAAGCTTAGCAAGAACAAGAAATACAACGATCAACTAGATCGTATTCGTGCTATGCGCGTTCAAGGTAGGCCATCTAAAGAGATTAATGCAGCTCAAAGTGAAGTGTATTTAGTTATGAATAACATCATTAAGGATGCACAAAAGATTGCTGAATCTCGTATGCAAGCAGATAATGCACCGATGTGGCGCTCTATTCAAGAGTCTCTTTATAATAAGAACCTCATGAAGCAAGGTCGTATTGATGATGCTGCACGAGCTGCTGATCGTCGTAAAGCAAGGATTAAGCAACTAACTCAAATGTACCGATAACCTAAGAGATGGCAACTACACAAAATACATTCACTGGTAATGGGTCTAACTTAGGCCCATTTTCTTTTACTTTTAAATGGCTAGAGCCAACTGATATTAAGGTTACCGTTGCTGGTGTTCTTAAGACAGTTGGTACTCACTACAACCTACAGAACCTTAACTACAGCACTAAGACTGGCGGTCAAGTACTGTTTACTGCTGGTAATACTCCAGCTAATGGTGCTGCTATTGTCGTGTATCGTCAAACTGATGATACTGATCTAGTCTCTACCTTCTACTCTGGTTCTGCTATTAGAGCACAAGACCTTAATAATAACTTTACTCAGAACCTATACGTAACACAGGAAGCTAACAACTCCTCAGCTAGTGCTACATCAACAGCTAATAGCGCACTTACTGCTTCTGCTAGTGCTACAGCAACAGCCAATGCTGCAACTAGTACGGCTAATAGTGCAGTTAGCACCGCTAATAGTGCAGTTAGTACGGCCAACAGTGCAGTTAGTACCGCTAATAGTGCAGTGAGTACAGCTAATGCTGCTTCTGCTTCTGCAGCAAGTGCTGTTGCTACAGCCAATACGGCCAATACTAACGCTACAGCTGCACTTAACGCTGCTGCTGAGGCTCTTGCTTATGTGATTGTAGCTAACGTAGCTGCTATTCCTGCTTCACCAGTTAATGGAGATGCAGTGCGTGTTACTGACTCTACAGGCATTGAAAGCTTCACTCCACTTAGTGGTAAGCCTGTTGGATTCGTTGGTGACTCTGGTCTGACTGTCGAGATCTACTACAGCAGCTCCACCTCTACTTGGGTGTGGGTGCGTTATTATGCAACTGATTCCGATAGTCGGTACCTTAAGACTACTGGTGGCACACTTACTGGCCAACTAAAGGCTGATGATAGCACCTCTACTGCATTACCTGTTTACTCCTTTGATGGTGATGTAAACACTGGTCTTGCACACCCTGGTGCTGATGAACTAGCACTTGTTACTGGCGGTACTGTACGTCTCACTGTGGATCCATCAGGTGCTGTTAATGTACCAGTGTCTTTGTCAGTTGGTGCTAATGCCGTACTGGATGCAGGTGATATTGGTGTAAGTGTACAAGCTTATAATGCTAATATACTTACCTCTAGTGACATTCATAATACTGTTCAAGCGTATGACGCCAATACAGCCAAAACAAACGTTGCTCAAACTTATACAGCAGGCCAACGCGGAACGATTGTCACACTTACTGACGCTGCCACGATCACACCTGATCTAGCCAACGGTAACCATTTCACTTTAACCCTTGGTGGCAATAGAACGCTTGCAAACCCAACTTATCTTGGATCTGCCAACGGGCAAAGTGGTGTTATTATTGTCAAACAAGATGCAACAGGCGGAAGAACTCTTGCGTTTGGTAGTAACTGGAAGTTCCCAGGTGGCACGGCACCGACGCTCACAACAACGGCCAATGCTGTTGATCTACTGGCGTACCACGTTGAGTCAACGACTCGCATTGCGGTCCGCTTCATTGGTGACGTGAAATGAGCGCCCTTAACAACAGCCTTTTGTTAGGGCAGGAAGGTAGTACAGCACCGTACCCGATTAGCCGTTCGCTCCGATTCAACTCAGCCGACTCGGCGTACCTCAGCCGCACCCCCGCATCATCCGGCAACCGCAAGACGTGGACCTGGGCGGGGTGGGTGAAGCGGAGCCGTTCGGGAATTAGGCAAGCATTGTTTGCAGGTCATACTGGCGGCGCAGGTAACTACAACACTATTGAGTTTGAAGCTGACAACCTGACTTTTTTCTACGGAGGAACCGCAGGCGGGCCGAGAACTGCAGCAGTATTTCGCGACCCAAGCGCGTGGATGCACATTTGTGTTGCACTGGATACTACACAAGCCACTGCTGCCAATAGGGTCAAGATTTACGTTAATGGCACGCAGCAAGTAATTGCCAGCGGAACCTACCCAAATCAAAACGCTGACCTTCAAATCAATGCCAACTCGCAACAGGACATTGGCGGAGATGGCGGCTATGACTATCTAGACGGCTACCTCGCCGACATCCACTTCATCGACGGCCAAGCCCTAGACCCCACCAGCTTCGGTGAGTTCTCCGCCACCACCGGCGTGTGGATGCCCAAGGCGTACACCGGAACATATGGTACAAACGGTTTCAAACTCAACTTCTCCGATAACAGCACCGCCGCCGCATTAGGGACGGACACTAGCGGGAATGGGAACACGTGGACCGTCAACAACCTATCCGTCACCGCTGGTGCAGGCAACGACAGCCTCGTAGACGTTCCCACTAATGGCAGCGAGACGGATACAGGTGCTGGTGGGCAGGTGAGGGGGAATTATGCGACGTGGAATCCCCTTTCAACCAGTCGAACACTTTCAAACGGCAATCTTTATACCGAGGTGAACGGAGGGGGCGGCTCCAATATTCCTATTTCAGCAAGTATTGCGTTGCCTGCTTCAGGAAAATGGTACTGGGAAATCACTGCAGGTGGATCAGCAGGCGGAGGAAACGGTGGTTGGGATTGGGGAATTGTCGCAACTTCAGTTCCTAATTTTCGCCTTACTAACCTTGTGATTGGTGGTACTGGTGGTTGCTACGGCGTAAACGGTAATGACGGTAATTTAAGATCAAACAATACAACTGCAGTCAGCTCTTATGTTTCAGGCGGCATTACAAGTGGTGATGTCGCTATGGTTGCTTATGACGCCGGCGCTGGAAAACTGTGGCTAGGGAAGAACGGTACTTGGGGAAATAACGGCGGAACCGGGAACCCTGCATCAGGAACCAATGCAGGCATAACTGGTCTGTCAGGCGAGTTTATGCCTGTTTTTGAGTACGCAAGTGATTCAGGACTTGTATCAGCTACAGCTAACTTCGGCCAACGCCCCTTCGCCTACACCGCCCCCAGCGGCTTCAAGGCGCTCAATACCAGTTCGTTACCCGCCCCAGTAATCACAAAGCCTTCCACGGTGATGGACGTGAAGCTCTACACGGGCAATGGCAGCACGCAGACGATTTCGGGGTTGGGGTTCTCGCCTGATTTGGTGTGGGTCAAGAATCGAACTAGCGCTAACGATCACGCTTTATTTGATACGGTTCGCGGTGTCTATGTTCGTCTTGAGTCAAACTCTACTGGAGCGGAGTTTTCGTCTACGGCGTCTCTGACTGCATTTAACTCAAATGGGTTTGATGTTGGCAGTAGTGCCGTCGTCAATACATCTTCTAACTCATACGCCGCCTGGTGCTGGGACGCCGGCAGCTCCACCGTCACGAACACACAAGGCTCCATCACTTCTCAGGTGAGGGCTAATGCAAGTGCGGGGTTCTCGATTGTTACTTATACGGGCAATGGGACTGGTGGCGCCACAGTGGGTCATGGATTGGGAGTTTCTCCCGCACTCATATTGCTAAAATCTCGCGGAGGCGCCCGTAACTGG